TAAACACATAACTACCTGGCCTGACCAGCCATCATAGATTATTATATATATTTAATTATAACATTAGCTGTTTCCAAACTATTTGTTTTACTTTATTATTTATTAAAATATGGCACCACAAAACGCCCAGAAAGCACAGAAGCTGTTGAGGAAAGTAGTTAAGGAGGCAATACCCGAAGCAGACACTATGCTGGATGCTCTAGAGAAGATGAAACGTTTATTCAACGAGAAGCAGAGAGAGAAGGCTGCCAAGAAAGGATACTCAAAAGAACAAATTAAGATTGGTGGCCAACAAGCTGCAGTGATTAAGTTTAATCAAGCACGTGGACTATATAATTTTAATTCCAATGGGTCACAGTTTGTTGTTGAAAGGACTGAACCCTGCTTAGCGGTTGTAGCCAGCTCCACGGCGGGTAACTTTAATCTCCAACAGATCAAGATCTTTCCCATGAGTGGGTCATTTCGTTGGTTGGGCAATATGGCTAATTCTTTTACATCTTATCAAATCCAGCGTATGGAGGTCACTTACATTCCATCAGTACCTACTACTGCCACTGGTGCAGTCTCACTAAGCTTCCAAGAGGATTTTCGAGATAATGCACCTGAAAACATTGAGGATATGCTACTCTCTGAACAGGCTTTATATGCTCCAGTTTATGGTGGCACGGATGGTGGTAGGTATTTGCAGCAATTTGGGTCACCTGATGGAAATGTTGTATCATTTGAAGTACCCAAACATGCGTACACTACAGGTAATGGTGTTGCTCGAACTTTTAAAGTTACCACCAACACCAACTTTGAAGCCGTTTTGGCATCTGGTGAGGGTGGGGTTGCTGCATCACGAGAGTTGTCTCCTGGACGGGTCTGGATTGGTACTAAGGGTGCAACAGCAGCTTCTCAAAATCTTGGGCAAATATTCATACGTTATAGGATCAAACTATTTGGAGCTATAGCTTTTGGACTCCAACAGTGATTGAAACGAAATTATCTGGAGGTCGTTTCACCAGGAAAAACATTAGGTAAATAGCAGAAAACTCACAGTCAGCTCAGTTTGGCGGTGCTACAATGCGGTAGGGACACTATGGTGGCTCCACTTTGGTCGGTGGTAGTCTATTCCTTCTTGAGCTTGCTCTTGTGCCATAGGACGTATTGGAAACACTAGAATTGGGTTGGGAGACAGC